ATTTGTGCTGCTGAGGGCGTAGTTGAAATTTTAGTCATTAGTGTTGAACCTTTATGGTTGCGACATTTGGTGTACCGCTGTCTGCTATAGCATAAATCTCATCAGTTGGTGCAAGATCTGCTGAAAAAACTGCTCCTGGCCCTAAAATATAGCCATAAGATGATGATGTTACAGTGCTATCTCCAAGATAGACATTTACTGAGCCTGTATTTTGAATAGAAATGCTTAAAGATTGTGAATATGCTTGCTCTGAAGCTGCTGGGACTGTAACAATTGTTGCTGTTGATGCATTTAATGCTACAAGTGAATGTGATAATGACATTTAAATCTCCTAATATAAATTTATTTATAGAGTAATTATATCATCTTTGCTCTCAGACCTGGACTCGAACCAAGATACTTGCCTCCAAAGGGCAATGTCCTACCATTAGACGATCTGAGAATAATCGGATCAGTTTATAGAAACTACACTGTAAGGGCATTACTCCGAGTGCTCCGACAACACTAGTGCAGTAGGCTCCTAGTTGCCCCTGCATCTTGCGTAAACAGTCAACGTTCTGTTTAGTAGCTAACCAAACTATATACTGCAATACAAGAGGTACCTGTGCTTCATGTAAGACTCGAACTTACAACCTCATGATCCTAAGTCATGTGCCTCTACCAATTGGGCCAATGAAGCGTGTGCCAATCGTGCTCACCTTTTGGTTAAGGAAATTTTGCCATTGGCTGTTATACCTAGTGGGGTAGCAGAGCAATCTCCTTCGGTCTGAACACCTTCGTATGATGCGCCCACAGGGTAGGTTTCGGTATAACAATCTCAACATAAATTGTTCAGATTTATGTTTCTGAGAGCGAATAGCGAGAATCGAACTCGCACATTAACCTTGGCAAGGTTACGCACTACCACTATGCAATATTCGCAGGGGCTATATGCAGATATTCCAGCACCGAATGACGCTGCCCTATCTCCCCGAACTCTTACGACACGGGTACCTATATTTGTTATATGTAACTATACCATTCTAAGGTGTGCTGCATATAGCCTTGAGCCTCTAGTCAGGATTGAACTGACGACCTTCCGCTTACAAGGCGGATGCTCTACCACTGAGCTAAAGAGGCGTACCCCAAGTTGGATTCGAACCAACGCTGTATGGATTTTAAGTCCACTATCTCTACCACTGGATTACTGGGGCCTGGCGATCCGTATCGGACTTGAACCGACGACCTCCACCGTGACAGGGTGGCGTTCTAACCAACTGAACTAACGGACCTTGGTGGAGCAGGTCAGACTTGAACTGACGATTACCGAATTATGAGTTCGGGGCTTTGACCAACTAAGCTACTGCTCCGTAGTCCAAGTAGGATTTGAACCTACAGCCGTCAGCATATAAGACTGATGCTCTAACCGTTGAGCTATTGGACCTAAAAATTTTAGTTTTCAGATCCTATAAGTTTGTTTTGAATTAATTTTGCTCGCTCATCAACTGTTTCATATGCAAAATTTGCAAGAGCTGCTTCGTGTTTATTATAATGATGACCGCAAAACATTAAAGCTCCAGTAACACCTTTAACCAAAACTAATGCCTCTGCAGAACAAGAATCGCAACGATCTGTTGGACCCAGTACATACTCTACTTTTTCTTCCTTAACTTCTTGTTCTACTGTCATATTCATAATTATACTCTTCCTGTTAGTTGTTTAATAACTGGCTGGTCTGGCTGGACTCGAACCAGCAACATCCCGATTAACAGTCGGGTGCTCTGCCATTGAGCTACAGACCAATACTGTTATTCTACTTTACCAAATGGGTTTTTGTCAATTAACTTTAGTAGGTCTTCTGGACTATTAATCATACGACGCTGTGCTTCATACTTACCAAGCTCTACAATTTCTTCTGCAATTGTATGCATCATATCATAAAGACCTGCAGCATAACGCTTATGACGTGGTTCTGCTTGATCAATTTCTTTCTTCATATTAACTGCAGATTGTGTAAAGTATTCGCACAATGAAGTTAAACTAATATAAATATCTTCTTCATCTTCAATGGTTCTAATCGTTCCATTTGCTAACATTTGTTATCCTTTGTTTGTTGTTGTAGGTGTTAGTCTACTATAATACTCGGAAGCTGTCAACTCTAAATTCAGCCTCATCTTCATCATCATCTATTCCTAGATAATCCCGCAAACCCGCAGGCATCTCAGGCTTATCTGGCATTCTAATTGTTTTATTTTTAACTAATCTAGCATCTGACTCTTGTCTTAATTGCTCAAGTTCTGTTGCAAATACGCCAGAATAAGTATAGATTTCAACTTCTTTATCGGCATCTGGAGGCGTTAAAGCAATGGCGTTATAAACTGCACCACATACGGCATCTGAGAGGTCCTTAGACCCCTTTCTAGGGTGATCTACCTTATCTTTTACTATGCGTAGCTGAAGCAATTCATCAATAAGCAATTGAATGCGTGGTCCATGTAATCTTTCTTCAGTTAAAGTAAGAGACATATCTTCATAGTGCTTCTTTGCTACTGAAAGGATTTCTGTCTTAATCCCGCTCACACCTAGTTGCTGCATCATGTCGTGTGAATTCCAACGGTCAAATGTAACCATCTTTAGATTGAATCCCCGCTCACGCAAAGATAAAATATATTCTTTTACTTCTGTGAAGTCAACAGACTTAGATGCTGTTGGTGTCCAAAATCTTACTGCATCAACTACAACTCTTGGAGCTGCTTCTTTGTAGTTTTCGCCAATCTTCATTGTAACCCAGCCCTCAACATGTGCTAAAGCTACTGCACAGTGGTCATGTTTTTGTGCAAGGTCAACGTGAACAAAATAAGTTTTTTCTGGATTAGGCTTAAATTCATCATCAAATCTGCCATATGAATCTACATTTAATTTAGGATTACTAAATGCTTTTTCAATAACCAATCTGTTTTTAAAGAACGCATCCGTAGCATCTGGTGGCATGCATGCAAATCTTGATAGAGCATCAGTTGGATCTGTGTAAAAAGCTTCTGTAAAATCTTCAATCTTACGTGTAGGATTAATTTCCCACGTAGGACGCTTGAGTGCAAATATTCTAGGGACTTTGTATGAAATGATGTGGTCTTCTTCCCATTCCATTTCAAATTCATTACCCTCAGTACCGTCTGGTAGATCTGGATCAACCTTAAATCTATGGTGTCTAAGTACAACTTCTTTCTCCGCCACAACTTCGTTATATCTTTGTTGGATATAATCCATTTTAAAACGTGGAAATGAAAGCAAAACTAATTTACCAAAATCTGGAAAACGAGATGTTACAGATGCCTTATACATCTTGTAAATACTTGAAGCAGTCTTTGCTTGTTCGTTACCGCTTGTAGACTCTAAATCAAAACCTGAAATCTCATCAAGGATAACCACAAGAACGTTGTATCCTTCCCAAGACTCTCTTTGTGAGTGACCTGAGTGAACAGTAATTTCTTTATCAAATTCTATGCTGTTTGCTTTAGCAATATATCTTCCTTGAAACCAAGGTGACTTTTCAATACGCTGATTAAATCCTTTAAAGAATACTCGGTTAGCCTGAACAGCGTTAATAGCAATGTTAATAATATCAATAGCATCGCCTGGTGGCTTGCCATAGTAGACTGCTGGATCTTTTAGGCATAACAAAAGGTGCACAATATATGCACATGCAATTGTAGATGTATAGTCTTTACCAGAACCTTTACCAAGTTGTAGGATAACTTCATTACAGGTCTGTTTAAATATCTTTTCTCCTTCATCAAAGCCATAAAGCTTATGAAGGGTCTCACGCTTATATACTTGCGTGGATGCTTTGATCATTGTATATTGATATGTTGAAAGTGGTGGTAAGCCAAGATACCTTTTGCTTGTTACAAACTCTTCAACCGTTGCAGGTGTTTCTTCAAACTCTTCACCATCAAGAGCACTTAAAAAATCGCTAAAGTCACTCATCAATAACTACGGCTTCAACCTGACCAGTTACTTGTGAAAGTCTCTTGGAAACTTCCCATTTGCATTTGTCGCAGTTGGCCGTTACTTCCTTTAATATTCCGACAAGCAATTCTTGTTTACGTTCTGATTCTAGTATCTGTGTAGCCATAGAGTCATCTTCCAAGACTCCCGCCTTGTTAAGCATTTCAATTCGCTTTGATTCAATATCTGCAATAAGTTTTAATGTTTGTGCTTTAATGTTAAGAGCATCCTGAACATCCGCTTGTTCAATAGTACGCCAAGCTTCTTTGATAAGCATATTGTAATGCTCATCTGCTCCAGCCAACGCCTCTTTAGCACGTTCACGAATTGCTTTGTTATCATGCACAAAACCCTTCCAAGCATCAATATAGTTCTCTACTTGGACACGAGTAAGCTCCAGAGATCTGGCTATCGCTGCTGGTGAGTTACCCTTAAGTAGTTCTTCAACTACTCGGTTCATTTGGTCAAATTGACCCACAACTTCTAATTCATTAGCCATTATCTGTTTTATAAAACCCTGATCCCTTAAACTGAATGCCTGGAGCATTGTAAACTCTTGTCATGCGATACCCGCAAGAAGGACATGGCGGTACTGATTCTGGGTCATTAAAACCCCTAGTTACCTCTTGGCTTTCATCGCATTCAATACATGCGTAATCATATGTTGGCATACTTAATTATACTCCCTGAGACCTATTCTTGTCAACAGCAATTTTAAGTAAGATTAAATAACCAATCAAATCATCAATATCATTGTCTCCTGCAAAGCCCTGATTGTTCTTTACACGATTTAATTTGTCATCAATTCTTACTTTTAGCTGTTCTACATTGTCAGACTGGGCAAATATTCTATTTGGAGATAAAGCTGAATCACCGTATGAAATATTCTTTTCAATAAGAAGTTGTGCTATTTCGTGGCAAGCGTTCCATATAGTTGTGCCAGAAGGAGCACTAGTAGAGTGTAGATATAAGTCATTACAACTAAAATCTTTTACATCTTCAAATACTGGTTTTAACATTACTTTCTCCTTAACACTAACATCCAGTCTTCATTTTTCTTTGTGTATAGCTTTTGAAGATCAATTTCTTGCTCTGCACCGTCAAAGTCTACATGTGTTATTGAACATTTATCAAACATATCTTCAGCAAACTTTTCTGGATTTTCATATCTATCATATCGCCATTCCATTAGGATTAACGTATCTGGATATTTAATTAAATAATTTTGCATTCCCTGCCAAATATTTTCTTCTCCACCCTCAGCATCCATTTTTATAAAATCATATTTGACATCAATAGAATCAAGGGTTGCTAATTTAACTGTAATCTCTTCAAATCCATCAGGCATGTATCCTGGTCTTGTTAATGTTGCATTCATTCCATGATGAATGGGAACAGTCATCTTTCCTTCTACTTGATCTTGATTTGATATCGCCCAGTCAAAAGTATTTAAATTATTTAAATTATTATACTTAACAGACTTTTCTATTAAATCTGCAAGCTTTGGTTGAGGTTCATATGCATCAACACGCTTACACCCAGATGATGCAAGCATCAATGCGTAATATCCATGATTTGCACCGATGTCACATACTGAAAAATTTTCTTTAACATTCTTGTGCATCCACAAGGTTATCCATGCTTCCCAAAAACCATCATTAATTGCATGTGGGGCAAAGCCATGATCATCTTTATCAACGGCAACATAAAACATATCTAACATCTTTGCATAACTATATTCGTCATGCTCTTTTACATCAACGCCAGCCTTGCCAACGTTCTCTATATCAGATCTAGTATTGAATATCACTTAGTCCATTTTCTTGGCTTCTTGATAAAGCCGTGTCGTTCAAGCTCCCTTTGAATTGTCATATGGCTGCACTTAGCTTCCATCGCCATTTCTCTAACGGTTTTCTTTTCGAGTACATATCTTTTATATACCCAGTCTTTACTATCATACAATTTCATTGACCGCATACCACGCTATCCCCGCTGCATCAGCGACATTATCACTTTGAACTTGGATGCCAAGCGTTCTAACAAAATCCAATGTTCTTTGCTTTCTAATTTCTCTAATCTTTCCTTTGTACCAAGTTTCTGATTTTCCTGGAAATTCATTTTTAACCGCCTGTTTTTCTGCCTTAGTAAAATTTTTGTTACCTAGATAAGATTGCCAAGTTATCGGATGAACCTCAACAACTTTGATATTATCTTTTAACAACTCTCCCATTATAGCACCAAACACGTATGCCATCTTAATTCCCGTGTGAACTGACTTGACTGATATTGCTGCCTCTATAACAACAAAATCGGTATCTAGGCTGTTCTTGAAAGCCTTTATCTTGTTCTTAGCATCAAGAATTCTTTCATATACATCAGACCCTTCAAATTGGATCTCTCCCCATTTAACTGGCTTTTTGCCATCCATTAAACAAAAAGCAATACTATTGGTACTGGCATCTATGCCTAATACCTTATTTGCCTTTGGCTTTACCAGTTTTGCTAGAGACACTCTTCATCATTTCTATTAGGGCTTTTCTTTCGGCTGCTTTTGTAGCACCCGCACATCTATCACAAAATTTACTTTCATTGTATCTGCTCAAAATTACATTACAGTCTTTTGATTTACAGATTCTTTTTACTCCTGCAAGTCTTGCTTTTTTCTCGTAATAAGCTTCTTTAAGCTTTTTGTTTGTTGCAATCCTACAACACTCATCACAGCAATATTTTTGATTGTGAGTTTTTGGCTCAAACTCTTTAATTCCAACACAGTCTTCGTATGCACATATCATTTTTCAAGCACCAAAGGTTCTATGTATACATCACCCTCTTCTGCCTTCATGTCTTTCCAGCAGACTTTCTTTACTGGGCAACCCTTACATGCCCATTGAGATTTGGTAAATGTTCTTTCTGGCAAAGTTCCCGCTTCATAAGCAGCATATACTTTACGCAGCCAATCCCATACACCATCAATAAGCTTTGTATTACGCTCATCCATGTTAATAGGAATAATTAAAAAACTATTATCATTTTTGTTTTCATAAAAGAAAAAGCCTTGTTGTGCTCCACGTATCTTCATATATGTTAGTAGTTGAACTTTATGGTAGGGTAAGCCTTGCATCTCTGCTTGACGAATATCAAAAATTTCCTGCTTAGCAGATTTGATTTCTCCTACTACTTCTTTTCCATTCCATTCGATAAAAGTATCTGCAAAGCCTCGAATTGGAGGATCATCATGGGTAACTTCTGTTTCATTTGCTTTGAAGACTGGAGTTTTAGCCATGACTTTCTGTATGCGATCATGCACATACGTACCGTTATCCATGTTAACGACACCCATAGCATCGGTTTCATTTTCAAACTCTGCACCAGTAAAAGCAAGGAACCAATATCTAGGACAATTACCATTACCATAACCAACGCTGCTAGGACTAAAAGTCTTTTTTTGTGTGAATTCGTTTGGTCTTTTACCACTTAATACTGCCTCCTCATACATTTCTGCAAACTTAATAGGATCAAATCCCTCTGGGTCAGATATTTTTTGAAACTTTAAATTGGCTACTAAATCTCTTCCCATTATGCTCCATATCTTGCAGAATACTTTAGAGCATCTACCAGTCTGTTAATAGCTTCTTCAGCTGTGTAATACACGTTCTTCTTCTTGCTATTGTCCCCACCTTTTTCAAAGGTAGTATAAAATCTAGACATCATAGCAAACTTTGCACTTAATGCCTGCATCTTTACAATAAGGTCTGGTGCTTTATTAGATGGCACATCAGGCTTTGTAATTAATTTAATAATCAAATCAAGAGCATAGTCAAGATCTTTATCATTCATAAACTCTTTCATGTCATTAAACTCTGTAAGTTCGCTAACTAGATCTATGGTTGCTTTTTCTGTCATTCTAATATCCTAACACAAAACTGGCAAGGATCTCCGCCTTCTTCCCATTCTTTTTCTTCTTCTTCAGTTAATGAAGGTATGCCATCATGCGTGGCACAAAACATATCAGTAATCCATCCATTGGCAACACCATTGTCAAACCAAATATGAAACTCTGCTAGGTTATCTTCAGTTATCATTATTGTTCTCCCAACACTCTATTAATTGCTCTAATAACGCCCATTCGATAACAGCCAGTCTAGTTTTTTGACCCTCTCCTCCAAGGATAAGCTTAAGAACTGGGTATTTATCCCTAGAAACCTTAAACGTATCCGTGCAAATTTTAGCCCAAATTTC